TATTCTCATTAGTACCAAGAAAATTCTTGGAATTGCCGAAGATTATACCGTGTTTGATCTCGATATCATCACCCATGTCAACAGCGCATTTTCTACTCTCACTCAATTGGGTGTTGGACCGCCCGAGGGATTCATGATCACTGATGCGACTGCAAACTGGGATGATTTCGTAGCTAATGATTTTCAATATAATCCTGTGAAATCTTACGTTTTTCTTCGGGTTCGACAGCTTTTTGATCCCCCGTCGACATCATATCTGATTGCGGCAGTAGAAAAGCAAATTCAAGAACTCGAATGGCGTCTTAACGTTTATCGGGAGGGTTTGGACTGGGTCGATCCAGACCCTCCTCCGGTTTACCCTGATTATCCAGATGGTCCGTATGGTGAAGCTGCTTAGGGAGGTAAAATGAGCGAGGAAACACAAGAAACACAAGAAGTACAGGAAGAGCCTCAGGAGAAGAAGAGGGAAACCGATCAAGAAGAAAGAGAACGGAAAGATCGTGAACTAGCTGAGGAAGCTCGGGCTCGCCAAGCGAGACTCGGAGTTGTTTCGGAAGAGACACCTCAAGAGCCGCCCCAAGAGCAGTCTCAGCAGGAAGAGACATCCGAAGAGGAGTCTCAGAGAGAAGCTACTAGGCAAGCTCGGCAAGCTCGACAATCAAAGGCGTAGAAATGAACCCCTCCGAGGTCGTAGAGAGGGCTCTTTCTCATGTTTCGGAGAAGCCGTGGAGCGATTATACGGAATCGGACTATACTATTGAGCAATGGCATGCTGCATGTTTGATTCATTTACACGATGGCCCGCCGACCTCGAAAAGTCAATGCAAGTTACCGGTTAAAACACCTAATGGCGCATTGAATAGGAATGGTGTGCATGCAGCAGCCGCTGCTCTGGCTGGAGCTCGGTCTCCACTTCAGGCTCCTCCTGAACAGAAAGCTAAAGCAGCTAATGCTTTGCGAAGGTATTACAGTCAGCTGGGAGAAACTCCTCCTGATTCATTGAAGCAGTCAGCTTTGGATGCAGTAGGAGAGGTTCTCGAACATCACGGTATTAAGGGAATGAAGTGGGGTGTTCGTCGGAAGGCTACTGTTGGTCCAACCGAGGTTATTGTCAAGGATTCGAGATTTCCAGGTAGTAAAAGACTCAAGACTACTGGTGGAAAAGGACATCCTGCTACTGACGAAGCTGTCCGTACTCGTGCGATTGGACAAATCGGTAGAAAAAGCGGTACGAAAGCTCTTACCAACAAGCAGCTCGAAGAGTATAACAAGCGATTGAATCTTGAACAAAATTTCAATAGACTCTCAACTCAAGATTTAAGTCCGGGTAAAAGAATGGCCCTTAAACTTCTTGGGCAAACAGGTAATCAAACGTCTCAGAATGTTGCCAATGAAGCTTCGAGTGCCGCAGTCAAGAAAGCGATTAAATTGGCAGCGGTTGCCGCTTGAGAATGGGGGTTAGTGTGGGTCATGTCCAAAATTATTCATACAATTCCTGTTCCTCAAGGAATGAGTCCTGAACAAGCATGGGAAATGATTCAACGTGGTGAGAAACTGAAGGATCCTCGTCCACGTTGGGCCAATATAGAGACAGATGAGAAAGGACGTTTCCTACATTTACTGGAAGTAGACAATGATGATGACTAATGAGTCTCTCTAATACGGCGATTCCGATTTATTACGGACAATTCCGTGATGCAGTTCTCCGTGGTGAGATTCCAGTAAACCGTGAAATCTCCATGGAGATGAATCGGATTGATTCGCTCATCGCTAACCCTAACATCTACTACGATGATCAAGCAGTAGAAGGATTTATTAGATATTGTGAAGGTGAGTTGACTCTTACCGATGGCTCAGACCTTCATCTTCTCGAATCTTTTAAACTATGGGCCGAGCAGATCTTCGGATGGTATTACTTCGTCGAGCGAAGTGTGTATGTTCCTACCAAAGAGAACCATGGTGGTCATTATGAGAAGAAGCTGATCAAAAAACGTCTCGTTCTTAAACAGTATCTAATAGTGGCTCGTGGTGCCGCCAAGTCGATGTATGCTTCGTTGATTCAAAGTTACTTTTTAAATGTAGACACTTCTACTACTCATCAAGTTACCACGGCTCCGACGATGAAACAGGCCGATGAAGTCATGTCTCCTTTTCGTACAGCTATCACGCGTGCGCGCGGACCTTTGTTCAAGTTTCTGACGGAAGGATCTCTTCAGAATACTACAGGATCTAGGGCCAATCGTGTGAAGTTGGCAGCGACGAAGAAAGGTATAGAGAACTTTCTTACTGGATCGTTGCTCGAGGTTCGCCCAATGGCCATCAATAAGCTTCAAGGTCTTCGGCCTAAGATCTCTACTATCGACGAGTGGCTCTCGGGCGACCTTCGAGAAGACGTTGTCGGTGCTGTTGAGCAGGGAGCGTCAAAATTAGAGGATTATTTGATCGTAGCCATCAGTTCGGAGGGAACTGTCCGAGCTGGTTCGGGCGATACCATTAAGATGGAGCTGGCGGATATTCTCAAGGGTGAGTACTTGGCGCCTCATGTTTCTATCTGGCACTATAAGCTCGATGAGATTGAGGAAGTTGCCAATCCGGCAATGTGGGTTAAGGCGAATCCAAATCTAGGAGCGACGGTTTCCTATGAGACGTATCAGCTTGATGTTGAGCGGGCCGAAAAGGCTCCAGCTTCTCGAAACGACATTCTCGCGAAACGCTTTGGGATTCCAATGGAAGGCTATACCTACTTCTTCACCTATGAAGAAACCCTTCCTCATCGTAATAGAGAATTTTGGCAGATGCCGTGTTCCCTCGGAGCGGACTTATCTCAAGGGGACGATTTCTGTGCATTCACTTTCCTGTTCCCATTGGGTCGTGAGAAGTATGGTATAAAAACTCGTAGCTATATCACCGAACTTACCTTGATGAAGCTTCCTGCCGCTATGCGACAGAAGTACGAAGAGTTCATCAATGAGGGTAGCCTTCATGTGATGCCGGGAAACATTCTCGACATGATGGAGGTTTATGAAGATCTCGATCGTTTTATCCAGACTTCTGAATACGATGTTCGTGCTCTCGGTTACGATCCATACAACGCGAAAGAATTCGTCGCTCGTTGGGAAGGAGAGAATGGACCATTCGGAATAGTGAAGGTGATTCAGGGAGCAAAGACCGAATCGGTACCTCTGGGTGAGCTTAAGATCTTGAGTGAGGAGAGGCTTCTCATCTTTGATCAGGCGCTCATGTCCTTTGCGATGGGTAATGCTATCACTCTAGAAGATACTAACGGGAATCGTAAGCTTTTGAAGAGACGTCAAGACGAGAAGATCGACAATGTCTCGGCTCTCATGGATGCTTGGATTGCATACAAGCTGAATAAGGAGGCTTTCGAATGATTCCTGCTCATCGTCCAATCACTTTAGGTGATGTTGCATTAGTTGCAATTGCGGTTTGTCTTATTATTGCTCTCATCTTCGGTTGGGGAAATTAAGAAGGGAGGTTAAGTGGCGAAAATTGGCGCGGCGTTGAAGCATGCATGGAATGTATTTGCTAACCAAGAAGATCGACTCAAATCTCAGCCTGCTTACTATGGCGGAAGCTTTTATGCAAGACCAGATCGTACGAGACTTCGAATTCCTAATGAACGTTCCATTATCTCTTCGATCTATACGCGTCTTAGCATTGATGTAGCCTCCGTCGACATGCGCCATATAAGAAACGATGATCAAAATCGGTATCTCGAAGACATTGACAGCGGTCTTAATAACTGTTTGACTGTTGAAGCCAATATTGATCAAGCTGCGCGCGCGTTCAGACAAGATGTCGCTTTGACACTTTTCGATAAAGGCGTAGCAGCGCTTGTTCCTGTTGATACTTCAATCAGTCCATTACAGACTGGTGGCTATGATATTTTAACGCTTCGTGTCGGTGAGATTGTCATGTGGTATCCCCAACACGTACGCGTGAATGTTTACAATGAGGCGACAGGGCTGCGCGAAGAGATTACGTTGAATAAAAATGTCGTGGCCATTATCGAGAATCCGTTGTACTCCGTTATGAATGCTCCGAACTCTACTCTTCAACGTCTTTTGTATAAGCTCCTTCTCTTGGACAACGTTGATGAGCAGGTTGCCTCGGGAAAACTCGACATCATTATTCAGCTTCCATATGTGATCAAGTCAGAAGCTCGCAGACAGCAGGCAGAGCAGCGTCGTGCTGACATTGAGTTTCAACTTAAGGGTAGTCAATACGGTATCGCCTATACAGACGGGACTGAAAAGATTACTCAGCTGAATCGTCCGGCCGAGAACAATCTTCTGAATCAGGTCGAGTATTTGACAGGTATGCTTTATGGACAACTCGGTCTTACAGAAGAAGTTATGAATGGCACAGCTGACGAGAAAACTATGTTGAATTATTGGAACCGTACAGTAGAGCCTATTCTTACAGCGATCGTAGAATCTATGCGACGTACCTTCCTGACTAAAACTGCTCGAACGCAAAAGCAATCAATTATGTTCTTTCGAGATCCATTTCGGTTGGTTCCGATTGCGAGTATCGCAGAGATTGCTGACAAATTTACACGTAATGAGATCATGACGTCGAATGAGATGCGGCAAGTTGTTGGTCTAGCTCCCCATACAGATCCGAAAGCTGATCTATTGTTGAACAGCAACATGCCTGTAGCCAAAGCGACGCTTGACGAGGTTCTGAATGGACGAGCCTTGGTCGTTGATCCAAGATTAAGGAAGGACGTTCAAAATGGGAGTAGAGGCTAAGCCTGATTTCAGTGGCTATGCTACAAAGGCTGGTCTTAAGTGCTCAGATGGACGGACGATCATGCCGGATGCCTTTAAGCATCAAGATAAGGCTACTGTTCCGTTGGTCTGGCAGCATGTGCACAACGAACCCAGCAATGTGCTCGGCTATGCAAATCTCGAGCATCGTGAAGATGGCGTTTATGCCTACGGATTCTTCAATGAGACCGAACAGGGTAAGAATGCCAAGACTCTAGTGGAGCATGGAGACATCAAGTCTCTTTCCATCTATGCAAATCAGCTTACCGAGAAGTCGAAGCAGGTTATTCATGGCTTCATTCGTGAGCTGAGTCTCGTACTGTCTGGAGCCAATCCTGGTGCACTCATCGACAACATCTCTATT